GGTTTGAGTTTGTACGGGTCTGGGGATTTTGCGAGGGGCACTTTTCGTTGATGCGCCGCGCGAAACAGCGCATCGGAGGGTGGGTGCTCTGAGGGTGGTCAGAGGGGCAGGAGCGCTCCCGGCTGGTACACATTGCCGGTGACGGTGATGTATCGGCCTGTCGAGTAAAACTCGATCCGCTGGCCTTTCCACTCGCGCTTGAAGCCTCGCTGCGGGGCGGCGGTGCCCCAGATGTGCAGGCCTCGTCCTGACGGGGAGATCTCGACGTAGGAGCCCTCGTAGTACGCGAGGAGAGTCCGCGTCGCCTCGTTGGGAATGCCGTTCTCGTCGAGGCAGGCGTCCAGGTCGATACAGCCGACGCCGTCGCCGAGGACGAAGCCGAGGGGCGCGCCGGTCGCGCTCGCGGCCTCATACGTGCTCCAGGTCGTCGGGTCGGTGACGGATGCCCACGCGCCCGTGCGTGCGCACATGGGGCGTTTGTTGACGTGGTTGACCCAGCGGTCACGGGTGGTCAGCTCGACGGGGAGGCCGGCGGCTTCGTCGGCTCGGGTCGAGCGGTGATGAGCGACTCGGCAGCGTGTCGAGCAAAAGCGCGCGTCGGCTCGCGCCCAGGCTTTGAGCTGACGTCCGCATTGTTCACACGTTTTCATGTGTCCTATTGTAACGCTTATTTCGTTGTTATTCTGCTGAATGGGTGGGGGTGATCTGTGTGGCTGGTCGCGGTCCCGCGCCGAAGCCGGAAGGCTCGCGCGCTCGTCGGAATAAGGATCCGCAGGTGCTCCGGATCATCACGGCTCAGCCGGTCGAGCAGCCGGCGCTTCCGACCATTGAGCAGGTCGTCGTCGATGAGTTCGGCGTGCCGAAGAAGAAGCGCTTCAACTGGCCGACGATCACGAAGCGTTGGTGGAAGATGTGGGGCGAGTCGCCTCTATCTGCCGAGTACACCGAGACCGACTGGGCGTTCCTGATGGATACGGCCTATCTGCATGCCCTGTATTGGAAGGGTGACTTCAAGGTCGCAGCAGAGCTTCGTCTGCGCGTCGCCAAGTTTGGTGCAACGCCTGAGGATCGCGCGCGACTGCGGATCCAGTTCGCCGTCGCGGACGGCTTGGAAGATGACGGCCCATCCGCTGAGGCCTTGCCGGTCTCGTCTCGTGCGAGGGGGCGAAAGACCGTCCTCAAGGCGGTGCAGTAATGCCGTGGATGCCCATCGACGAAGAGGACGAGTTTCCTACGCTCGGCTATGACGTCGCCGATTGGATGACCGCTTTCCTGCTGACGCCGGACAAGGACGAGATGATCCCGTTCGTGCCCACGCAAGAGCAGCTCGACTTCTTGGTCCGCGTGTATGAGCTGGACCCGACCACAGGCCGCAGGCTCAAGCAGCGTGCGGTCCTGTCCCGGCCTCGTGGCTGGGGCAAGTCGCCGTTTCTCGCGGCGATCTGCTGCGCCGAAGCGCTCGGCCCGGTCCTGTGCGACGGCTGGGACGCGGAAGGCCAGCCCGTCGGCGTGCCGTGGTCGACGCGCCGCACCCCCATCGTCCAGGTCACGGCCACAACAGATGATCAGACCGCAAACACCTGGGACCCCTTGCTCGAGATGCTGCGCGGGTCCCCCGCCGAGGACGAGTACGGCATCGACCCGATGGATAGCTTCGTCGCCCTGCGCCGAGGCCGCATCGAGAAACGCACATCCTCGGCAACCTCCGTCAAGGGTGCGAAAGCCGTCATGGCCGTCATGGACCAGACGGAAACCTGGCTCCCGGGAAACGGTGGACCGAAACTCGCAAAGACCCTACGTTCCAACGCAGACAAGCTCGGCGGTCTCACGATCGAAACGCCGAACGCGTACACGATCGGGGAACGCTCTGTCGCGGAGACAACAGCTCGGTTCTACGAGCTGATGAAGGCTGGGAAGGTCAAGAAGGAAGCCGCTCGCGGCCTCTACTACGACCACAGGCAGGCGCCGCTCGACACGGACATCACGGATCGCGAGTCCCTCATCGAGGGCCTGCGGATCGCCTACGGCGACTCGGCTCGGGATCCGCGCGGCTGCGCAATCCACGATCCAGAGTGCGAGCCCGGATGGGTGGACCTCGAACGAATCGCGGACAGTTTCTGGCACCCGGATAATGACCCGGCTGACATGTGCGCGGACTTCCTCAACCAGATCAACAGCGCATCCGACGCCTGGCTCACAATGCCGGAACTTCGCGCGATCGAGGACCACAGCAAGACGATCTCATCAACCGAGCCGATAACGCTCGGCTTCGACGGCTCCGAGGGCCGGAAGATCGGCATCGCCGACGCGACCGTCCTCATCGGCTACTCGATCACGCAGAAACACCTGTTCAAGGTGGGGATCTGGACACAGCCGGACGGTCCGGCGGGTGAGGGCTGGCAACCACCGCGCCTGGAGATCGAGCAGACCGTGCGCGACGCTTTCGAGCGATACAACGTCGTCGGCTTCTACGCCGACCCGTCGGCAGGCTGGGCGCAAGACGTTAAGACCTGGGAGGCCAAGTACTCGCGCCGCCTGCGGGCGAAGATCAGCGCTGCGGAGCCGATTCGCTACCCGCAGCGCAACGTCTCTCAGACGTGCGAGAACTTCGCTCAGCTGCTCTCAGCGATCCACCAGGGCCTCATCACCTACGACGGCGATCCGACAATGACCGCACACTTCCTCAACGCGAGGAAGTCCCCACGCCAGGCCGGCTACGTGCTCGTCAAGCCCGCCGACGATCAGGACTACTCCAAGATCGACGCGACCTGGGGAGCAATGTTCGCCTATAAGGCCGGCCTCGACGCGGTCGGTAAGGGCGCAGCCAGGCCGACGGCACGCCGCGCTCCGCGACGACTCTACTAACAAACGCACTGGGGAAGGAGGCCCCACCTCATGACCAAGACCCCCGAGGAGTGGCTCTCCTACCTCACAGCCAAGATGGACAAGGAGCGCACCAGGACAGACCTGCTGCGCTCCTACACCAACGGCACAAGTCCCCTACCGGAGATGGGGCCGAACCTGGCGAAGGCATGGATCAAGTTCCAGCGTCGCGCGCGCACGAGCCCCGGAAAGCTCGTCGTCGCCGCGCTCGTCGACCGCCTCATCCCGAACGGCGTGACCGTCGGCGCGAGCGACAAGACGCCGGCGGCGCAGGCCGCAGCCAGGATCTGGCGAGACAACCGCCTCAAGGTCGCGTTCTCCGACGCGATCTGGGACGCCGCGACCCTCGGGCGCGGCTACCTCCTCGTCACCCAAGACGAGGACGGGCACGCTTGCGTGACCTACGAGCGACCCGAGCATATGTACGTGGAGCCGGATCCGGTCCGGCCCTGGCGTGCGCTCGCGGCTGTAAAGGTCTGGCGCGACTCCGCGGCGGGCATCGATCATCTGGTGATGTGGACGCCTGGGAAGCGCACGGCGTTCTCGCGTTCTGCCTACAGTGACTCGAAGGCCCTGATCTCGACGGTCTCGTCCGGCTGGAGGCAGGACGAGGGCAGCGAGCAGGCGTTCGAGGGTGCGCCGCCTGTCGTCGTTCTGGAGAACAGGTTCGGCGAGGGTGAGTTCGAGAACGTGCTCGACCTGATTGACCGCATTAACTGGCAGACGTTGCAGCGCTTGGTCATTATCTCGATGCAGGCTTTCCGGCAGCGCGCGCTCAAGAGCGCGGAAGGGTCGGCGGGCCTGCCAGCTGAGGACGAGGCCGGGAACGAGATCGACTACCAGAAGGTTTTCGAGCCGTCGCCCGCTGCCCTCTGGGAGCTTCCGCCCGGCGTCGAAATCTGGGAGTCCTCCCAGACGCAGATCACCGAGATTCTCAACGCTACGAAGGACGACTGGCGCGAGCTCGCGGTCGAGACCTCTACCCCGCTGTCGATCATGCTTCCGGACTCGGCTAACCAGTCCGCGTCGGGTGCTGAGCAGCCGCAGAAGGCGCTCCTGTCCAAGGCTGAGGACCGGATCGAGCGATTCAAGCCGGCACTGGCCTACCTCATGGTGCGAGCGCTCGCGGTCGAGGGAATCGACCTTGACGAGACTGAAACCGTCGAGGTCTTGTTCGTCCCGCCTCACGCGGTCTCTCTCACGGAGAAGTACGCCGCCGCCGTGCAGGCCCGCAACGCGGGCGAGGCATTGGAGACGATCCAGCGGAATATCCTCGGTTACTCGCCGGAGCAGATCGCGCAGGACAAGCAGCGCCGGGCAGAAGAGCAGCTGGCTCTCGCGTTCGCACTGCAGGACAACCCCCAGCCGACCGATGAGGCGCAGCCTCCGGTCACGGGGGGGGGATCCTTCTGAGCTGAAAACCAAGTTCGACGCACTCGGCACAGCGATCCGCGCGGGCGTCGCACCGGAGTCAGCGGCTCAGGTCGTCGGCCTCGACGGAATCAAGTTCACTGGCGCAGTGCCCGTCGCTCTGCGTCTGCCTGAGACGCAGTCAGCCGACCTTGAGGAGAAGTGAGAATGACGGACCTGGACGACCTGACAAGTGTCTACAGTTCCAAGGTCCACGCCGTGCGCGCACAGATCACGAAGTTCGGCGAGGCCTACTGGGACTCGATGCCGAACTACCGGGCGAGCGCCGTCGAGGAGATGATCGGCGCGCTCGTCCCACGGGTCACCGCAGGTCAGCTCCGCATCGCGGACCTGACCCGCGCCTACCTCGCGCGCTGCGCACACGAGCTCGGCTGGAAACTCGTCGTCCCACCGCTCGACAAGGCAGACATTCTCGGCGCTCGCGGTGTCGATCCTCGGACGGTGTACCGCCGCCCTGCGGTCGATGTCTACAAGGCACTGTCTGACGGGAAGTCGGTCGAGCAGGCGGTCTCTGAGGGGCGCCTGCGTTTGACTCAGCTGATCGGCGGCGACGCTCAGCTCGCGAAGGTCCACGCATCCCGCCAAGTGCTGCGCGCCTACCCGGACACGGGCTCGTATTACCGTCGCGTGCTCACGGGCCGCGAGAACTGCGGCCTCTGCGTCGTCGCATCGACGCAGCGCTACTACAAGGAAGATCTGCTCCCGATCCATCCGGGATGCGACTGCGACGTGCAGCCGCTCCCGCCCGGAGCGGCAGGCCAGCAGGTCATCGACGAGGACCGCCTAGAGCAGGTCCACAAGATCGCTGCCGACCGGCTCGGCGAAGCCGACCGAGGAGGCAGAACACCCGACTACCGGAAGCTAATCCGAGTCGAGGCACACGGGGAATACGGTGCCACTTTGACGTGGGCGGAACCGAAAGCCCCAAAACAAAGCGGCACAGCGGATAAGGCGTAACGCCTACACGCGCAGCCGCACAATCAAGCCCCGCCGAGGCCGCAACGGCGCTCGCGGGGGAGGCTACCCGAAACGGGAGGACTGATCGACCATGAAGATTCACCTGCACGAGCGCCCGCATCTGCGATTCGTGGATGCCGCTAACACGCCTGCGGGCGGGGAAGCGGATGAGGCTCAGGTCTCGGAGGCTGCTACCGAAACGGAGCAGACAAAGGACTGGGAAGCAGAAGCGAAGAGGTGGAAGGCGCTCTCGCGCCAGAACGAGGCGCGTGCGAAGGAGAACGCCGAGAAGGCTCGGCTGTTCGACGAGCATGAGGAGCAGGGCAAGACGGAGCTACAGAAGGCGCTCGATAAGGCTGCGCAGGCTGAGGCCCGTGCCCAGGCGCTCGAAGTCCAGGCGACGCGAGCGCAGGTCGCCGCGGCGAAGGGCGTGGACGCGGACCTACTGTCCGGCTCGACGTTGGAGGAGCTTGAAGCGTCCGCTGATCGTCTGCTGGCATGGCGCGGCGCGCAGATCCCGAAGGGCGCCCCGGCGTCCGACGCGGGTCACCGAGGTGAAGAGATCAGGTCGAGCAAGCAGCTCACACGCGAGGACCTCAAGACCATGAGTACCGAGCAGATCAATCAGGCCCGCCGAGCGGGCCAACTCAACGACGTGATGGGTATCGCCTGACGGCGAGCCCGTGAAAGGAGCCAAAGAAATGGCTAACAACAACTTTGTCCCCGAAGTCTGGTCGGCCTCCATCCTGGAGAACTTCCACAACCAGGCAGTCCTGACCGGCCTGACGAACCGCGAATACGAGGGCGAGCTGAAGTCCGGCTCGGAGATCCACATCGCCGGCATCGTCGATATCAAGATAAAGGACTACAAGACAGGTGTCCTACCCGCTGCTTCCGGAAGCGGTAAGCAGCCGCGTACAACCGCGCCCGACACGGTCGCCAACACGGGTGTCGACATGGTCATCGATCAGGAGAAGTCCTTCGACTTCCTCGTCGATGACATCGACCGCGCACAGTCGAACAAGTCCTTCGACAAGTACACCGAGTCTGCCGGCATCGGCCTTGTCGAGGACGCGGAAGCCTTCCTCACCGGCCTGCTCTCCACGCAGGGCACGGCGGTGACGGGCATTGCTACCCCGACCGACTGGGCGTCCGCCTACAACGTCGCGCTGGCCCTGCGAGGCAAGCTCACCGACGCGAAGGTACCGCAGGCGGGCCGAACCCTGCTCGTGAACGCGAAGTTCGAGAACTTCCTCCTCTCTGACGGCTCGAAGCTCACGGCCTTCGACAAGGCCAACACGACCGACGGTCTGCGCGAAGCGATCATCGGTCGTCTCCTCGGCTTCGACGTCGTTGTCTCTCCGTGGATGGATAACACAAAGCCTATGGCGATCGGCCTGCACAAGCCCTCGGTTGCCTACGTCTCTCAGATCTCCGAGATCGAGAGCATGCGCGCCCAGAATACCTTCGCCGACCGCATCCGTGGCCTGCACGTGTATGGCGGCAAGGTTCTGCGCCCGACCGCCGTACAGGTCTTTAAGGGGGCCTGATGCTCGTCAGTGGAACCAACGGCCTTGAGATCGAGGTCGAGGAGCAGATCGCAACCGCGATGATCGCCGCCGGCATCGTCGAGCCTGTCGAGGACATCGAGCCTGCCGAGCCTGCCGAGGACGTCGAGGACGTCGAGGACGTCGAGGACGTCGAGGACGTCGAGGACGTCGAGGACGTCGAGGAACCGGAGTCCGCTCCGGCCAAGACCAAGAAGTAGGAGGAGAGATGACCGCCGCCCTACCGCTCGCGTCCGTCTCGGACCTGGAAGCAGCCCTAGGCCGCGACCTCGACGAGACAGAGAAGCGCCGCGCGGAGTTCGTACTCGACAAGCTCTCAGCAGCTTTCCGAGACCGGGCCCGCCAGACCTTCACCGTCGAGCAGTACACGCACCGACTCAAGGTCGACGGCGGCGGTCGTCTCTTCCCTACTCGGACCCCGCTCCTCGCCGTCCAATCGGTGACCACAGACGATGGGACGCCGGTCGCTTGGCAGCTTCGGCATGGCTTCGTCCAGGTCGATATGCCAGCGTCCGACTTCCTCGTCGTCGCCTACTCTGCCGGGCTCGCTGAAGTCCCCGCCGCCGTCCGACTCCAGCTCGCCGACAGTGCGCGTCGCATCATGTCGATCGATGCCGCCGCAGCGCACGGAGCCACGCAGGCCACGGACACGACAGGGCCGTTTACCCAGACACGGCAGTACGCCTCCTGGGCAATCGGAGGTCAAGCCCTCCTATCCCCTGACGACCAGGCGCTCGCGGACTCGTTCAGGCCGCGTCGCGCCGGGCATGTGTGGGTGATGACCGGATGAGCCGCGAACCGCTGGAGGAATGGCGAACGCCGGTCCAGGTTGAGGGGAAGGCCCGGCGGGATGCCGACGGCTACCTCGTCAAAGGAAGCGGTCAGCGCCTGATCGGCGGCTGTCTCGTCGCCCCGGGAGCCTTCACGGTACCGGGGCTGCTGACATCGCAGACATCTGAACAGCCCGACGAGCAGGCGACGATCTACGCGCCGCCAGGCGCTCTCTTCGAGGTCGGAGACCGAGTGACAATCCCGGCGGGGCACCCGCTCGGCGGGCACTGGCAAGTCGAGTCCCCGCCGTCGCCTTGGCCGAAAGGCGTCGCAGTCACCATCAACCGGAGGTGAGCAAGTGGGGAATAGCTTCCGCAGGGACTCAGCCGGCATCAAGGGCTTCCTACAAAGCGGTGCCCTCGCGCCCGGACTCCACCAGGAAGCCGAACAGCTCAGGGCCGCTGCCGCCGCAGCCGCCCCGCGAGGCCTCACCGACAACCTCGCCGACTCATACAAGGCCGAAACGACTAAAGCACCGCTCAGACCGGGAGGCCCGGTCCGAGACGTTGGACGCGTCTACAACGACGCACCACACGCGCTTGCTGTCGAGTTCGGCCACCGCTCCAGAACCGGGAAGCCGGTCCCCGGAGCACACACACTCCGAGCACTCCTCGGAACCAGATCTAAACGGAGGCGGTTCAAGTGACCTACACAGACGCGGTCCAGGTCATCCGAGACGCAATCACCGCGGCGACCGGCATCCCGACCGCACGAGTCCTGCAGCCCGGCTTCACCGACGGGCCGCTTCCACTCGCACACGTCTCGCTCGTAAACGCCGACCCTGGCGAATACGACCGAGCCGACACGATCTCTGTCTCCATCTACGCAAAGACCCCGGCCTCACCAGCCGAAGTCGGAGCCGCCGCGCTCGCGGACCAGATCGAGGGGGCGCTCGCCGTCCGTCCGGTCGGCGGAGCGTCCGGCTGGGTAGATGAAGCAGAGGTCGAATCGACCCTGGGCGTGCAGCCGTACTTCGAGGCTGTCGAGGTCGTTCACATGACGATCACAGTCACGCACAGGCCCATCTCAGAATGACAACACCTGATTAGGAAGGGGTCTTGCATGACCACCATCGAAGCTCTGAAGAAGAAGCACAACCGCACGACCAACGTCCGTAAGGGTCTGAACGCGCTGGCGTTCCTGGCACCGATGACGGCGACTGTCCCGGAGGCGATCACCGACGCCGGCGGCGCTCTCAAGGAAATCCCGACGGACTTCCTGCCGCTCGGCCTGATCTCGACCGACGGCATCACCAACTCCGCCGACGCGAACACGGAGGACGTGGAGGCCCTCGGCTATGCCGAGGCCGTCCGCACCGACCTCACCAAGGCACCTAAGACCGTGAAGTTCACGGTCCTTGAGCCCATCCGTAAGACCATTCAGCAGCTGGTCTACGGCATCGACCTGTCGCAGACCAAGGCCTCCAAGACCACGGGCGAGATCGTTTTCGACGAGGCCGCGACCCCGGCTCTCGCCGAATACCGTCTCCTGATGGTCATGGCTGACGGTCCCGCCGCCGACGAGTGGATCGTCGGTCGCTGCTACCCGCGCGTGAAGCTCTCGTCCCTGCCGGACGAGAAGTGGGCAGCCAGCGACGCAATCCAGTTCGACCTGGAATTCTCGGCCTTCATGGACGAGACCGCCGGCACTTCCTGCCGTCACTACATCGGTGGATCCGGCGCGATCCGTCACCGCGATGCGATCGGCTTCGATCAGGCCAACTGACCTGCTCTCGATCTCGGGCGGGCCGGAGACGATCTCCCTCCGGCCCGCCCGTCCACACCTCACGCATGGAGATCACCTCACGGATAGGACCAAAGATGAAGTTCCTCAAGACTGTCAAGACCGACGACGGCAACGAGCTCAAGCTGGAGCGCGAGACCGACTCTGCGGTCGAGCAGAACCAGCTTCTCTCGCAGGGCTGGGAACCCGCCGACGACTCGAAGGTCGACGTCGAGAAGCCGACGCTGCCCGCGCCGCCCACCTTCAACAAGTAACCAACCGCCAGACAAATAAGGAGATCACACATGTCTGACCAGGCACAGCCCACGTTCACGTTCAACGCTCTCTCGAAGCTGGAGAAGGCCGCAGCCCCGGCCCCGTTCACTTTCGGGATCGGGAGCCAGGTCATCAGCTTCCCGGATCCGCTGAGTCTCACGCCCGAGGCCGCTGAGAAGTTCATGGCCGCGATGGAGTCCTCGAAGGCTCCGACGCAGATGATCCGCACATGGCTCACCGCTGAGGATGCGGACCTGCTCCTCAGCAAGCTCAACATGCGCCAGCTCGGCATCCTGATCCGTCAGGCGTCCGAGCACTATCAGGGCATGCTGGGCGACGCGGGGGAAGGCAACGCCTCTACGACCGACTAAGTCGGTACGAGAGGCAGATCGTCTCCGATCTCGCGGAGCAGGGCTGGGATACGCCGGCCCTGTTCCGTGCCCGCCGCTGGCGCTTCCTGCTCACGCTCATCGACGGCCTCGGGTCGACGAGCAGGACGACCGTCGCGATCCTCAACGACCCCGATCGCTTCGAGGAGATCGCGCGTACTGTCGCGGAGACAGAAGCGACTACCGACGATACCGAAGCGCGGATGCGTGAGCAGACACCCGTCGTGCGCCTCCTGCAGGACATCTTCGATCTGGTGTCCGCGGCCTTCGGCGGCAAAGAGCCGTACCCGCGTCCAGTCTCGGCGGTCGAGCTCGCACTCGAGGACGCTCGCACAGACCACCTTCACGGCTTCCGCGATGAAGCAATGAAGGCCCTCCTCCCGAACTGGGAGGACACCGAAGAATAACCGAAGAGAGGAACCCAGCATGGCAGGCGTCTACAAAGCCGGAACGCTCTACGTCGACGTAGTCCCCTCCATGAAGGGCTTCTTCAAGACAGTCGAGGCCGACGCCAAGGCACAGCTGCCCAACATCGGGCAGAACGCCGGTAAGGACTTCGCAAACGGCCTACGCGCAGGTGTAGGCACCAGCGGAGCCCAGGTAGCAAAGAGCATCAGCCAGCCCCTCGACACCGCCGCAAGCGACGTAAAAAACAGCGTCAACGCAATGACAAAGGGGCTACAGTCCTCAACAAGCGGCATGCAGCGCGCCGCCGACGGAGCAGGCCGAAGCCTCTCCACGATGGGCGCCGAGGCAGGCCGCGCTCGCGGGCCGGTTGATTCGGCGGCACGCGCGCTCGATGGGGCAGCGTCCTCGGCTGGCTCGGCAGCGGGCAGCATGCGCGAGGCAGGCTCGGGCTTCTCCTCTATGGCGGGCTTCGCTCAGAACGCGATCGCGCCCCTGGCTACGCTGGCCGCTGCTGTGGGCATCGGTGGTTTCGTCTCCGAGGCTATCGCTGCATCCGACGCGACCCAGAAATTCGCGGACACGCTGAAATTCGCGGGGATTGATCCTGATCGGATCGAGGAGCTGGGAGCCGCAGCACAGAAGTACGCCGACGAGACAGTCTACGATCTCTCGGATATTCAGGGCATCACGTCCCAGCTCGCAGCGAACGACGTCAAGGGCTTCGACAAGCTCGCGGAAGCGGCGGGCAACCTGAACGCTGTCGCGGGTGGCTCTGCCGAGACCTACAAGCAGGTTGGCCTCGCGCTCGTGCAGGTCAACGGGGCCGGGAAGCTGGCAACGCAGGACTGGAATCAGATCGCAAACGCGATCCCCGGCGCGTCCGGCAAGATCCAGAAAGCGCTCCTCGACGCGGGTGCCTACACGGGGAATTTTCGCGATGCGATGGCCCAAGGCCAGATCAGCGCCGAAGAATTCAACGAAGCGTTGCTGAGCCTCGGCTTCGATGAGGTCGCGGCGAACGCGGCGCGCGACACGAGCCGCATCGAGAACGCCGCCGGAAACCTCCAGGCAACCCTCATGGGCGGCTTCAAAGACCTGATCGATTACATGAAGCCCACGATCACGGACCTCATGGGCTGGCTGTCCGATATGTTCTCGAACGCCTTCGACTGGATCTCCGAGCACAAGGATCTGCTGGTCGCCCTGGGTGAGGGGATCGGGATCGCGGTCGCCGCTTACTGGGGCTTCTCGGTCCTGACGACGGTCATAGAGTGGATCAAGAACACAACGCTCGTGCAGGAGGGGCTCAACGCCGCTATGGCTGCGAACCCGATCGGTCTTGCGGTCGTGGCTATCGGCGCGCTCGTCGCCGGGCTGATCTACCTGTATAACACCAACGAGGACGTGGCGAACGCGATCAACTCGTTGGGTGCTGGGATCGCGGAGTTCTGGACGAATAACGTCACGCCCGTGATTGATGCTTTCGTGGACTACACGAAGAACACGCTCATCCCGGGTATCGAGTCGGCGTGGGGCATCCTCACCACGGGAGACTACGACGGCAATCTCTTCGGCCTCGAAGAGGACTCGGCGCTCGTCGACTTCTTCTTCACACTGAGGGACGCGCTCCTCGCGGTCGGCGAGATCTCCTACACGGCGTGGACGGACCAGATCAAGCCGTCCCTTGAGGCGGCGTGGGACTGGATCTCCGGCACGCTGTGGCCGGGCCTCCAGAACTTCTGGAGCACGGTCCTCCAGCCACTGTTTGAGGGGATCGGCTCGGGCCTCGCGCTCGCATGGACCGCAATCATCCGACCTACCCTCATGGCCCTCTGGACCATCATCTCCCGTGTCATCTGGCCTGTCCTCAAGACCCTCTGGGAGAACGTCGTCAAGCCGCTGTGGGAAGGCTTCGCCTCGGCAGTCCAATCAGCCTGGGCAGTCATCTACCCGGCCATGCAAGCGCTCGCGGGTTTCTTCCGTGACACGCTCATGCCCGCGCTGTGGAGCTTCTGGCAGGATGTGGTGGAGCCGGTCTGGACAAACGTTTCGACTTTCATCCTCGCAGTGTGGGATAACGTCTTGTACCCGCTTTTCGACCTGCTGGCGACGGTCGTTTCGGGCACTATCGGCCTTGCCTTCGAGGGGCTGTGGACAACGGTCGTGACGGCATGGAATGGGATCTCGTCGGCGATTCAGACGGTCTGGGGGATACTCTCTCCGATCTTCTCTGCGATTGGCAGCGCGATCTCCTCGACGCTCGGCCCGACTTTCACGTGGCTGTATGACTCGGTCATTAAGCCGGTTTGGGATCAGATATCGTCGGCGGTGCAGACAGCATCATCCGTCCTGATCGACGTGGTTTTCCCGGCGATCAAGAACGCGATCGGCGGCATGAAGGAGTCATTCGAGTCTTTCCGCCAGTCGGTCGAGAGTGTGTTCGAGAAGGTCAAGGGCGCCGCTGCAAAGCCGATCAACTTTGTCATCACGACGGTCTATCGTGACGGTATTAAGGCTGCTTTCGATACGATCGCCGCGAAGGTCGGCCTCTCCGTGAGGCTCCCGGACGTGAAGGCTATCCCCGCCTACGCGACCGGCGGTGTTTTCTCCACGATGACGCCGGGCTACTCGCCGGGCAAAGATATCTACCACTTCTACAGCCCGGACGGCGGCGGAGCGCTGCGGCTCTCCGGCGGCGAGGGCATCATCCGCCCCGACGCCCTGCGAGCTCTCGGCGGGAAGCCCTGGCTAGACCGGGTCAACGCCTCGCGCGGCTCCGGCCTCGCAACCGTCGGAGAGACCGGACGCCGCCGCGGCGAAGTTGCCTTCGCAGACGGCGGCATCTGGAACGCGGTGAGGGGAGGCTTCTCCGGCGCCCTGGACTGGATCAAGGACACGACGGAGGCAGTAGCGGAGATCGTCACCGACCCCGCAGCCGCAATCGCAAACCTGGTCCTCAAGCCGGCGCGCGATCTGCTGTCCCCGAAGGACGGTAGCTTCTGGGAGTCCGTGGCCTACGGGATCCCGCCGCTGCTGTTCGACGGCATCAAGTCCCTGTTCACCTCGAAGGTGGACGAGTCCGGGCTCTCGGGTGGCGCGGGCCTCGTCGGCGCAGCCATGAAGGCCGTTCTAATGGGTGTGCCTTACGTCTGGGGCGGCTCCGGCATCCCGCCGGGCCTGGACTGTTCCGGCCTCGTTTACTGGGCGGCGCAGCAGCTCGGCCTTGGCTGGCCGCGACTCACCGCAGCCGGATACCAGTCCGGCTCAACACCCGTCCCCTGGGGATCTGCCACACCCGGCGACCTCCTCTACTGGGGATCGCCCGCCTGGCACGTGGCCGTCTACGCCGGCAACGGGCAGATGATCGAGGAACCCAAGCCTGGCCTGAGCGCTCGCAAGACCGCGATCTGGGGATCCCCCTCGGTCGGACGTTACGGCGGCGCACGCAAATACGACAGGGGCGGCTGGCTACCCGACGGAGTTACCGCCGCAGTCAATCAAACCGGACAGCGCGAAGCGATCCTCACCGCCCGACAGTGGGCAGACGTCTCCGCGCTCGCGGCCAGCGGTGCGGGTGCGGGGGTCTCTCTGGAGGGCGCTCAAGTGCAGCTCATCCTCGATGACGGCGTCCAGTTTAGGGCGCACGTCGAGGGGATTAGTGCAGGCGTTCTCACTCGCAGGAAGCAGCTCGCAGGAAGGAGCAGATGATGGCGCGGACAAACCTCTGTCCTAATCCCTCGTTCGCGTATGGGACGAACGGCTGGGCGAGGTATGCGCCGTCATCGCTCCGAGTCGCGTCTGATCCGGCTCCGTGGGGCGGGATCGAGCGGCAGTCACCAACCTATCTGGCGGTTGACGTTCCGGCCCAGTTGCAGGGGCAGGTCGCCACACCTGTCTCCTATACACCTCTGCCGCTGCCG